AAGGTCTAATAAGTATTTTTGCATCTTACTATTATGTACACTGTCGTATTCATAATCTTCAATAAAATCTTGCAATTCTTTTGATTCAACATTACAGCTTTCTATTACTTGTGGTTTTAAACAATTAATAGAAAGATAAAATGGATTAATCAATTTAAATAAATTATAATTATATGAACCTATATTTTGTATAAGTGTATCAATATTTAAAAGGTTCATTGCTTGTACAGTTATATTAAAGTCAAGCTTATATGGTTCTACATCTTGTATTTCTTCTATTCCCCTAATTACATCTTTATGTTTTGTAGGAAATCTTATAAGTTCATTAACATCTTCCCAACCATCTATACTTATGCTAATATGTAATTTTTTAAATTTAGATAATATCTCTAAAAATTTTGGTGTATTACTTATACCATTTGTTTGAATAACAATATTTGTATTTTCACAATTCCAAGAATGATAAGATAACTTTTTTAAAAACTTTTGTACTGATTTCATATAAAATGGTTCTCCACCAGCAACATATATTTCCTCAGCCTTATTAATACATTTTGAGTATATCCATTCCCAATCTAATTCTTTTCTTCTATCTTTATAATCACTATTATATTTTGTCCATAATTCTATATCTTGTTGCCAAGCTGAACTATTTCTTGGAGTACACATAACGCATTTTAAATTACAAGTATTACCAGGACGTATATCAAATCTTACTAAATCTTTCTCGTGTGTAACTCGTTTAAGACTTTCCAACCTTTTACTGTGTTCGTTGTGTCTTTCTTTAGACAAACAAGCGATACAACTTTTTTCATAATTTAATGTTGGCCAAAGTTCTTGATTTTTGATTTGAATTTCGTCAATAGAATCCACTGTACCCACGGTTCCGTTATATAAACAACAAGGTTGAATTTTATAACCACTGTCGGTATTATCTAAATATATTGCATTTATAGGTTCTAAGCAATCCATATAAAAAGGGGCCGCTAAGAGTGTCGGCCCCTGGAGTCACATTCTGTCTAAAGAATGTTCTTTAAAACGCAAGGCTGGCTTTAAGAGTAGTAACGCCATCTGCGCTTCCTGTCTTAGTCCAATCAGCAGTCCAAATACCACGTGTCAATGAAACACCAGTTTCTTTAACACCAGCACCTGTTTTACTAGCTGATAATTTAACTGTACCTAAACCTTCTAGAGCTCTAGATACTGAACCCTCATTTTTTGAGGTGCCATCTGCATTTGAATCATGAGTACCACTTAATGTTAAGCCACCCATAGTAGTTGAAACAGTTGTTTCTAGGTTTGTACCTGCTGTTACAGTATTATGTACTGCTTTTACAGTTACTCCACCCCATGTTCCAGTAGCCGTGGTTTCTCTTTCTGAAGATGTCAGATTAGTAACACCAACAGTCATACCAGCAAGTGAACCACTCGCATTAATTTCTGTTGAGCCACCAGAAACTTGGCTCATACCAATTGTCATACCTGCAGCAGTTGCTGAGATAGATAATTTAGTTGAATCAGGATCGTCACCTGACCAATCGCCTAGTTTTAGTGTAAGACCACTTGTAACAGTCTCTACATACATGTCATCTACGTCAAAAGATTCATCAAGTACAACGGTAACGCTCGAGTTGCCTGATGTGCCTTTCATTGTAGTAGTTATATCTTGAGTGTACGCACCATGTGAATCTAGTGTACCTTCGTATAACCCTGATAAGCTAATGCCCGCAACAGAAGTTGCAGATAATAGCATTGCCGCCGTCGCGACTAATAGTTTTTTAAACATATGCTTTCCTTTTTATTTTTTAAAAAATATCCTTTTTTTAGTAGGGATTGAACTACTGAGGATTATTTATATACTTTTTATATAAGCTTTCCTCTTTTTCGTAAGCTTCGACTTCGTCTAACTCACGATTTTCGTGTAATTGTTGAACGTGTACCATTTCATGGCATACGGTTAAGATAGTTTCTTTAAAACCAAGACGTGTATCAATTTCAATGTCGTACTCATCATCTTCAGCAGAATCAGTAGTCCAACCTTTAACATTGTCTTCCGATATATCTTCAACCGAAACAGAGACTAAAATCTCTTGTGGTATATTTAATTCTTTCTTACAAAAATCAACAATATCTTCCATTAACGCCATAGTCACCTCCACTTATTTTCTACTCATTGCACCTGGCCATCCACGGTCTAAAATATGAGGCTTATTTAATTCTTTTTCAATATCCTCAATTATTCCTTTTGCTTCTAAAGCCGATGCAGATATATCATAGCGTTGGTACCATTGTCCCATCATTCCGATGTGATTCAGTTTAGCTTTTAGTGCTTCGAACTGCATTTCTACCTTCGCCATTATAAATCATGTGATATAGGTTTATTTATATTATTTTTTCATTAGACACTCTCCATTTGCAACCGAATCACCGTATCCTGTAAGATATTCTTTATGCCATTCTTCAACGGTTTTATCACCTTTACAAGACTCAGGTAATGCTTGTGGATTTTCGCATTCACGATTTGCAACCCAACCAGCTACATAAAATTTAGATTTGCCACGTAAGTGAGCAGTCTCTTGTTCTTTATTAGTTACTAAATTTGCCATTTATTCTCCTGTAATAATATTATAAATTTCTTTCCAACTTTTCACTCTAGCACAAGGATAATCACTACCCTTATTCCAAGAATGTTCAATTAAAATACCTGCAAGACCAGCATCGTTACCCATCTTAATGTTTGCTGCCTTATCTTCTACCCACCAACATTCAGTATCAGCCCAGTCTTCTATTAAGACTTTGTCTTTATCTTCACCAGTGTTTAGAATAGTAAACCCCTCAAATACATCGCCAAACACATTTCTTAAGTTTTCTTTGCGATACTCTTGAGCGAGTTTACAATTGGTTTGCGAAGTAATAACATGGAAAATATATCCATGCTCTTCATGCAATTTACGAACATATTTAACAGCATCACGTAATGGAGATAATGTTTTCATCTCTTCAGACCTGTTAAACATGTTGACATACTTTGCACCAGTTTTTTGTGGAATTCCACATGCTTTTCCAACATTGTAATGTTCGTGTATTCTACGAATACCTTTAGTCTTTTCTAACCAACGATAAAAATGAAATTCCCAATCTAATAGGACTCCATCGCAGTCAGTTAAAATTACTTTATCTTTTATTTCACGTAGCATATTTACTCCTTTTTGCTTTATCGCGGTCATAATTATCCATTAAACACCAAGCCTCTTCAGGCAATTCATCATATGCACAACACATACTTTTTTGCATATCTGGTCTTAATAATTCGTCTTGGTCAAGAAATGGGTGAAACCCTTTTTCGTCTAACCATAATCTTGCGGAACGTAATCTTATTCCTTTTAGCTTTCGCTTTTCAATTGTAGCTTCAGCCCATCTCATAATAAGTCCTCTACACCTAATTTAATAAATTCTTTTTTCGCATCGATTTCATACTCTTTAAATAACTTTGTGTTATTATCAAGTGCAGTACCTTTACGTTTTGGATGATAATTTACATCCCATCTAAATGAACCTTTATGTGCTTTACCTAACTCTGCTCGTTTAAAAAATACCTCATTTGGTATAACTGAAACGCGTTCATTAGCAAAATCAACAATACAAATATCATCACATTTACCTTGTTTAGGATATAAACCACCAACAGCTAATGAACCATTAGGTTTCCATTTATTACCTTCATGACCACCTGTCGATTTTACTTCTTTAGTTCTACCATCACCGCCTTCAACATCATAACCTTCACCATGACGAATATTACCTTTAAAGTAATTTCTAATTAATTTTTCTCCACAACTGGCAAATTCTTGCCTTACTCTATCAGGATTTTTAAAAACTTCTGACACTGTTGTTGTACGTAATGAATTTGCAATCATTCCTTTTAATCTCATTTCATTCATCAATGACATTATAATATCTCCATTAAAGCCCAACTCCAAATAATGGCATTAGCCATAGTTAACATTATTACTAAAAAATTATTAATAGTCATATGAACTCCTTTTATAAATTGCAAATGTATCTGCCATAGCTTTATGACACCAAGATTGTGGACGTTTATACACACCTGGTATTGATACACCTCTAAATATATACCTTACCTTTATTCGTGAAGGTGAACTAAATTCACCTTGAAACCAAGGTAGTAATTTTATTGGTATTCCCTTTGCCAAACTTGTTTCATTGTCTGGACTTTTATATTTCATCATTAATTCATCAAGTGTCATATTAAGCTCCTACGTGTGATAGTGAATGCATACCTTCTGACATTTCACAGATATGCTGGTTAATTAAAGAATCTATTTCTCTCTGTCGTTTTTCTTCTTTAGAAATAAATTCCCTAGGTGGGATAAACATATTTTCAGCCCAAAACTTTGCTATTTCTTCATGTGAATCGAAGAAGTTTGAACCATACCACCATCCGTTTGACATAAAATCAAATTCAATAATTGCATGAACTTTCCAATCTTTATAATATTCATCAAATGTATAAATGTAAGTAAGCCCATTATGCATAGGGTAACCATATTTGTCCTTTTTGTTATAATATTTAGCTAAGATGACATTTTTGTCTTCATAATCAATATCAATTAATTTATTTTTTAGAGTTGGTTTAAACATTTTTGGTTCCTTTTTTATTGTATATAATAATATTATACCATAGTTTTGCCATTTCGTGTAAGAACTTATGGGTCCAGTTCCGACGAGTCAGTAGGCCAAGCATTACCATCTTAATAATGTTTCTCGGTCCCAATCTGAATGTAATAAGACTTGTTCTAAACTACACCTAAGTCCAACATGATAATCATCTAATATAACATCCAAAACAACTCCACATTCTCTTAAGCGTTCAACTTCACTTAATCGAACACCGCTTTGTTGCAATATTGAGCGAACAGTTTCTCGTCTTGTTTCCCAACCATCATAACCTATATGTAAAGTACCGTGTTCGGGTTCAGTCCAAACATGGTCTGAACGTCCAACCAATCTGTGTATTAAATCTGTTATAACCATAATATATGTCCTTTTTTCATTTTATAGTACTATTATACCATAGTTTTACGGCGGCGTGTAACTTTATGCGCATAAAGTACTATTTTTCTATTAAAGGGGATTTATGTAGAATATTTTTCTATAACTTTTACTAGCTGCTTATCCCAATTATCCCTATGTTCTATAAAGACTTGAGGTGGAGCATTATCTACAGATATGACTGTTACTAATTGTGTTATTGGTTGACCAGTTCTCTCTTCCCATGCAATAGCATAAAAACACTCTTGCATAAAATAACTCTCAATCCATTCTTTCTTTTTTGTTTTACGTGAGGTTTTATAATCAATGACTGATAATTTACCATCAAATTCTGCTATACAATCCACTCTCCCAGCTACTCCCAAATGGTCAGAATATAGTGGTAATTCTTGTCCATATACTGTTCCTATACGGTCATCTAATATATTTTTAATTCTATTAAAATCGAATAGGATATTAGGCATTGCACCCTTTGCATAATCAGGGTCATTATTTACATACTTCTCACACATTGCATGAACTGCAGTCCCACGACCAGCAGCTTGTCTTGAAATTTTATTAGCTTCTTCATGACCAATTCTATCTCGCCATTCCATAATAGCTTTCTTACTTAATTGGCCAAGGATTGTTGTAATTGATGGATAGTCACCTTTAGGTGTAGAGTATTTCCTTCCGCTAGTTTTGGTGACTGATTTAAGGTCTTTATAACCTAAGTCAACTGGTTCGTGTTTAAACATTATCTAATAGTCTCACCCATAGTTGATTTTTTACCAGCTTTCTTATGCATTTCTTTAAGCCTATCATTAAAGGCATCAGTTGTTTTAAGTCTACCTTCACCTCGACCTTGAATGGTTGTAGGTACTCCAATAACCTGTTCACAATTATGCTCTTTATAATAAGCTTCAAGCTTAGTATGAGACATTACATCTTCCCATACTTCATCAGTTTCATTACTCTTGAATGTGTACGTTGGCATCTCTATTCCTTATAACTATTCCTTTCCACCATCTAACAAGCCACATAATTTTTTGTGGGTGATGTTCTGGGTCAGGTAATTCATTTTTAAAATATTCTAAGAATTCCTTAAGCTCTTCATCACTTTCGAAATATCTCACGAATGATATCTATTACCATCAAATATACAAACAAAATAAGCACCTTCATCGCCAGCTTCTACTTTATGAAACACACCATCTTCAATTAGTACCATTTGGCCAGCACGAATTTGGAACTTTTTTTCATTTAACCACATATGACCACCACCTTCGATAAACATATAGACTTCTTCTTGTCCTTCATGTTTATGACCAGATGTTGCTTTACCTGGTTTTAAATCAGTAGAACTAACGACAAGATTATTTAATTCAGTATTATCACGAACTAAATATCTGTCATCTTCTTTAACTACATGACCATCAATATGTCTCATACTCATTACATCTTGATTAGCCATTAGTTAAATATCCTATTTCCCCAAACTTCAATTGCAAGTTTTTTTGATAAACCACGAACTGCTAATTTTTTTTGTTTGGCTGCGTTTAAAATTTTAGCTTCTCTTGGGTCAAGAGATTCTAACATAGTTTTAAAAATACCATCGGCTTGAGTTCTATTTAATTTTTCATTAGCCAACTTTGCGTATCTTTTAGTCTCCATATTTATTGTTGTATAAACTTCATGTGGTACTGCAGGTTTATATTCAATATCAGCAGACAAATTTAATTTTATAGTTTTATCATAGTTAAGACGCATAAGAGTTCTTAATGCTAAGCTATCATTATCTAATAAAACTTTGGCTCTACTCTCCCTATCGTTTTTTCTTCCTAACTCTGTAAAAACTTCATGTATTTCCATTAAAATTCTCCAGCATTTTCTATTAATAATTTCATTCTATTCTCAATTAAGTATGTTAATATATTACTCCTTTGAGGGTATTTATAGTTTTCATATTGGTCAATAGATTCCTTTTTAATCGATTTAGGTGTTCTCTCTAAATCAATCATTTCTCTATTACGCATATAATTTCTAAATACTTCTTGTGGCATAACTTCTTTGAGCCTATCTTTATTCTCCCACCATTCTGCCATCTTCTTTTTAGTCATTGGACTTTGTCTAATATGGTCTACCAAAACATTATCTGGACTTAATACATTAGGAACACCATCACCTGAGTCACCTTTTAATAGATGCTCAAATAAATACCTTGTTGGATTATTGTCCTTTACCATTTTATTAAATAAAGGTGACCATTGAATAACGTGGCCATGCTTTTGTAATTGAATAAAATCTTTATCTGCAGATATAATCACCACATCTTCTCCTACCATAGGACATGCTTTATGCATAGTTAATGCACCAATAATATCATCTGCTTCAGCTTTCTCTATTTTAATAACTGCGTATGGAAAATTATTACGTATATCGTTTAATGTTGAGTCAATTAAATCAAAAATCTCACCCCAATCATATTTGTCCTTTTCTCTTCCAGTTACTCTATTTGCTTTATATTCTGGGTAGACATCTCTACGCCAAGATGGACTATCACAACATATTACTATTTTGCCATATTTACTTTCAGTATATTTTTTCCTATATAACCTTAAGTTATTTAAAATAATATGTTTAACTAAATTTTCAGAGAGTCCTTCACCTCTATTTAAAGAACCCATTATTGAACCTATTGCTAATCCATTAAAATCAACTAATACCATAATCTATATTATATCATATTTTACTGTAAATGTACATACCCTTCTGCTAATTTTTTTATAGAACCACCACCAATTTTTATAGCTATAATTCCATTATAATTATTTTCCTTTAAAAGTACATCTTCATCAAATTGAATTTTTGCCTCCATATAATTCGTCTGACCTCGGGTGTCGCAGAGACAAATGATTTCACGCTTAAAATTGTGTTTTCCGTGTTTTTCAATATCTTCTAATAATCTTTTAGATGAACCCCAATAATCTTGCCAATCTGTTTCTTTTTTTACTTTACGTTTTCTCTTAAAACCCTTTAAAGGATTTAATTTCCTAACGGTGTTGAAGTATTTACGTCCAATATAATCATATCCATTAGCCAAGTTGGTAATCCTATACACAAAACCATAATAATCGCCAACCATATCAGAAGTAAACTTCTGTCCATTATGTGTCCAATCGGTCTTCGTCGTAATCGTATTCTGATGCATCGAAACCTCCACGCTGTGCCCATTCTAAATTTGACCCACAAAAAGGACAATGTGTAGTTGGTGCATCCAACTCAATTGACTCAGTAGCAAATCCCATTTCATCTTTAACCATAACCTCAAATGGTTGGCTATTACAATTATTACATATCATAAACTTAACTCTCCTAATTCAATATGAGTCATCATCATCTCATATCCACCAATCATTTTTCCATCAATTTCTATTTGAGGAAATGTCCTTGCATTTGGTACTGCTTTAAAAAAATCTTCAGGTGTCCAAGGACTAAACTCATCTTCGATATTTCTTTCTTCATAACTAATTTTTTTACTTTCTAATAATGCTTTTGCCCTATCGCAAATAGCACAATTGTTCTTACTCCATATAACTGCTCTCATAAACTTAATCCTTTTAATGAATTTTTATCTACGTCTTGTTTAACTCCACCTAATGTGTAAGACGTTATTTCTGTTTCTTGTGGTGCTACTTGCACGTTCCCCCCACTTATCCATTTTTCAGTCCATGGAAGTGGGTTATGTTGGTGTACTGAAAATGGTACAGTATAACCAAGACTTTTAATTCTTTTTGCTCCAATCCAACGTACATATTCTTTAAGGAGCCCACCATTTAATCCAATCATTGAACCATTATTAAATAAATAATCACACCATTCTTCTTCTTGTATTAAACAATCTTCAAATAATTTCATTACATCATCATTTGTTTCTTCTTTAATTTTTACGAAATCTTTATCATCTTTAATTAATTGCCTAATTATATTAAGGCTTGCTGCAAGGTGGAGATTCTCATCCCTAGCAATTAACTTAATAATTTTTGCATTACCTTCCATTTGTTTTAATTCTGCGAATGCCCATGAGCATGCGAAGCTCGCATAGAATCTTATGCCTTCCAATATGTATATAGAAATTAAACATAAGTATAATAATTTTTTATGTTTATAATTTCCGTATGGACCTTTCCAATTAATTAGATTATCATAATGTTCAGATATATCCTTTGCGCAATCTAATATTTCTGGAATAGATTTAATCTCATCAAATACTTTAGATGGGTTAGGGTATACATTTCTAATTAAGTGGGTATAAGACCTTGAATGAATAGTCTCAAAGAATGCCCATGTCTCTATACATAATTCTAATTCAGGGTTACTTGCTATGGGTAATAGTGCTAGGTCAGGACTTCTGCCCTGTACACTATCTAAAAGGATTTGTCTTTTAAGGTTTGCAGTAAAGATATGTTCTTCATTTTTAGTTAATTTATTAAAATCAATTTTATCTTTTGTGACATCAATCTCATCTGGTGTCCAATAAAATGATAACATTTTCTCATATAATTTTTGGATAGCTGGATATTTAACTATATCATATCGTGCTATATCAACACCTTCATCAAAAAACAAATTTTTTTCTAAATGATTTTTGGTGTTTATCTCAAATACACTTTTTTTCATACAATAAAACTTTCTCCACAGCCGCATTTGGCTTTTGTATTTGGATTGGAAAATTCGAAACCTTCGTTAAGACCTTTTTTAAGATGGTCTATTTCTGAACCGTCTACGTATACTAAAGATTTTGGGTCAACTAAAATAGGAATATCTTTATCCTTAAATTCAGTATCTTCTAAATTTTTATATCTGGACCATTCGAGTACGTATTGTAAACCTGAGCATCCTGCCGATTTTACCAATATTCTTAACCCTCTATTATCACCAATAGATGTTTTAAGCTTTTCGGCTGCAGTGTTAGTTAGGGTAATCATGTTAATATATATACGTAAAAAGAGACCGGAGTATTGGGTGACAAGGAACTCCGGAGAAAACCTTGGTTAGCTATTATGCAGCTAACAAATAATCGTTTTTGCCGATTAAATTTTCATTTTAAAGCCTTTGTTGGCTGACGAGTCTCAAGCGGATCTGCTACCTAATCGAAGCCTTGTCTCCCCCACTAAATAATACTACCTGAATATTATTTGGTGGAGGAGGTGGGAATTGAACCCACGTGTTAAGTGCTCCTACCTTCACCTTTACGTCGTTATACAACTCACTTCATTTTTGAATGAATGTTATGCATCATCATGAGTTAGTAATTTCCAAAGTATTGCTGCGGAAATTAATCCAACTAAACCAGCATCGCCTAGCTGATGAACTATACCAATAATTGTACCAATGACGTCACCGCCTAAGAAAGGTACGCTTCCGCCAAATACGATTTGTAACATAATTGCCAAACCAATAAGTGACATTGCTATAGCCGTTGCAGCGGCTACGCCGCTTGTGATTTTATCTAACATATATTCTCCTATGTCGTTTTTAAAAATAGTTTAGCCTTATTTCGAAGGTACACCTTCCCTGAAACTCAAGGAATTCTTTAAATACTGTTATTATATATATGCTTCTACCATGCCTGCTTCCATCTTATATGATTTATTATTCTTGAGGCATGTCACTGAAACTGGGTACTTAGAACGTCTTTGAACAAAATCTGTTATTTTTACTTCACCCAACTGTGGTATATTTATAATATCACCTATTTTTGCACCAGTCATTGTGTAACATAATTCATTTTCAAATGTATCTTTTCCTTGTATCACTGCTGATAATTCAATAGTGCACGAGGTGGTTCTATAAGCTCCTCGTTTAATTTCAACATCAACACCGATTTCATTACTGAATTTTTTGAGTACCTTAGCTAATTCTGATTTGAATTCTGGAAAGGTGCTCTTCTCAAATATATCTACTTTTTCCATTATATATAACCTAACTTTATTTTGTTAGTACTATTATATCATATATATAACCGAATGTACACCCTTTTTTGGACTTTTTTTTACTTTTTTTATAAGGTACAACTTTCACAATAGTCATCATATTCTTTTTGACTATTGAAATTTTCCCTACTTAATTCTTCTTCCTCTTCACCAGCTTGGTCGTTTGTATTAAAATAATATAATTGTTTTCCACCATACTTATAAAAAGTAATTAAATCTTTAAGCATAATAGACATTGGGATTTTATTATCTTCATATTGAGCTGGATTATAAGAAGTATTTACAGATATTCCTTGGTCAACATATTTTTGTATGACAGCCATAATTTTTAAATATCCTTCAGGTCCTTGTTGGTCCCATAGCAAATCATATTTATTTTTAAGATTATGTATTTGTGGTACAACCTGAGCCATTACACCATCTTTAGATTGTTTATATGACACAAGAGCCCTAGGTGGTTCTACACCATTTGTAGCATTACCAATTTGAGCTGAAGTTTCGGCTGGCATTATGGCCATTAAAGTGGAATTTCTTATACCATATTTATGTAACTGCTTCCTTAAAGCCCTCCAAGGCATCCTTTGTTTCGGCTTAATTAGTTCATCCACCTCTTTTTTATAGGTGTCTATCGGCAGTATTCCGTGACCGTATTTGGTCTCCATGTTCTTATAACAACAATCCTTCTCTTTTGCCAAATCGGCACTAGCTTTTATGAGATAATAAGACCACGCTTCTGCATATTCATCAACCACTTCAAGAGCTTCATCATTATATTTAAGTCCTCTTTTAGCAAGGAAATATGCAAGGTTTATTATACCAACACCCAATGGTCTTCTATTAGTTGTTGACCTTTCTGCTGCAATAATAGGATAATTTTGATAATCTAATAAAGCATCAAGAGAACGTACAGCTAATTCACAATACTTTTCAAAATCATGTGGGTCATTTATTAATCCCCAATTAATTGCTGAAAGAGTACATAAAGATATTTCACCTTTATTTGTATCATCATATGATTCTAAACCGTGGCTTGGTAAATCTATTTCGCAACATAAATTACTTTGATGAATTGGCGCTTGTTTCTCTATAAATGCACCATGTGTATTTGCATGGTCTACATTCTGTAGATATATCCTACCAGTTTCTTTACGTTCTGTAATAAATTGAGAGAATACTTCTAAAGCAGGTAAAGATTTTTTTCTAATTGAATATGCTCTTTCATATTTTTCATATAACTCTTTAAATTTATTTTGGTCTTCAAAAAATGCATCGTATAATCCAGGCACATCGTCAGGACTAAAGAATGTTATTTTGCCGCCATTTAATAATCTCTCATACATTAACTGATTAAATTGAAATGCATAATCCATATTACGTACACGGGTTTCTTCTGTACCACGATTATTCTTTAATACAACCAAGTCTTCAAATTCATAATGCCATATTGGTAAATAAACAGTTGCTGCACCACCGCGTACTCCACCTTGTGAACAAGACTTGACACTTGCTTGAAATAATTTAAGGAATGGTATAAGACCAGTATGTACAGTAGAACCATCACCAATATGAGCACCTACTGCTCTAATTTTACCAGCATTAATACCTAAACCAGCCTTCTTCGATATATATGACACAATTGATGTTGATGTTGCATTAATAGAATCTAACGAATCATTTGATTCTAATACAACGCACGATGAGAATTGTCTTGTTGGAGTTCTTACTCCAGCCATAATAGGCGTAGGTAATGAAATATAAAATTGACTTACAGCATTATAAAATTCCCTTATAAACTTCATACGTCTTCCATTATACTTAGCAAATAATGTCATAGCAATCATTATATAAAGCACTTGTGGTGTTTCATATATTGTACCATCTGCTCTATTTTGTACTAAATATTTTGACTGCATTTGTTCCATGCCGGCATAAGTAAAGTCATCATCTCTAGAATGATTAACTATATAACTATTAATATAATCTATTTCAGCTTCTGAATAACGATTTAATATTTCTGCATCATATACACCAGCATCAATATTATGATTTATAATATCAATAAGAGGCCAAGGGTCTTTGTCACCATATACTATCTTCTTAAGCTTATAATTAATAAGCCTTGCTGCTACAAATTGGTAGTTAGGTGTATTTTCAGTTATGAGTTCGGCGGTGGATTTGATAAGAAGGTCATGAATACTTGTAGACTTCATTTTCTCATATATTTGAACATTAGCTCGCATTTCTATTTCAGAAACAGAAACACCAACTAAATCAGTACACGCCCATTCAAGAACCCGGTGAATTTTATTAATATTAAATGGCTCAGTTTCACCACTGCGCTTGGTTACAAAGATAGACGTCATGTCACTCCAAAAATTAAATTACGTTACAGTATATTTCCAGCAGATATAAGAATATTTTCTCTTGTTTTATATATAGGAACGCCTGCAAAATATGTTACAGGCTCTATAGAATCTAAATTCACAATAGTTCCTTTGGTACTTTCCAAAATATCATGATTTAGTATATGTTGACCAATATGAATATCTTTAACTTCTTCATTAAGGTCAAGCGAGGTATCATAACCAAGGTCTTCCAATACTTTTAATATATCTTCTTCAGCCATACCACTTTCTTCTTTCAACAAAAAGAGTGCAGCTGCATAGGACTTTATCATTCCTTTGCCAAATGGTATTTTTTCTAAAATTCTTTTTAAATTAAAAACTAATCTATGCCAATGTGTATAAGTTTCTTTTTGAATATTAGTGTGTAGTTTGGATTTAATTAATAGTTTACCCTTCTCATCAATAATACCTTCTTTATAAGCTTCAGTTTTTTTCCAAGGTGTCACAAGCAAACGTATAAACTTATACGTCATAAATAGTTCAACGGCACCTTCTTTTAAATATTGACTCATTTATAATTTCCTTAATACATCTATAATAGTCGAATCAAGTGGGATTTCGACATAACTATCTTCTGGTAAATAACTTAAATATACCAAGAAGGTTTTAACAATACTTTGTAAAGTATCATCTGTTTTAGACATTAGTATTTCTGCACATACACTAGGTCCTAAAACATTTCCTAAAATAATAATATGGTTTAATATTAATCGTTCTTTTAAATCATCATCACGATAATATCTATTAACTAAGCGGTTAATATATTTGAACCTAGATATATCTTCCTTAAAATCTTCAGTTGTTGCCCACTTGTCTCTTTGATAATGCTTCGCAGCATATAACTCGAAGTTATTTTTAGTTAATTCCATAATATATATTTATAAGTTTTACTTTGGTAAAACTCCTTTAGGAAACATTTCTTCCTTTAATTGATTTTTAAAGTCTTTTAATTGTTTCAATAAACTTTTTTTGCTTTTACGTTTGTCTAACTCAATACCAATTGTTCTGCCATACTCTTCCAAGTCATCCTTTGAAGACCTATTGGAATATGACTTAGCTTCAGAAACTTTTTTCTTTGGCTTAGTACCATTCCATTCATCAACAAATGCTTGGGTGTGGGGTTCAACTACTAGTAACTCACCGGCTGGTGAATAAAAACCATCTATGCCAGCGGTAGTACCTGCGGGGTATCTTGCTTTATTCATAATATCTCCTAATTATTTAAACATATATCTGATAGCCAGAAGTTTCTAAATCTTCCATCGCCATTCAGTTTCACTTCAACGTGATTGCTTCCTAGTTTATTTATTATACCCTCTTTACCATCAAGTGTTACTACGTCATCATTCACATTAAATAACTTACCAGCCACATACTTATCTCTAAGCATTGAGACTCGTTCTAATTTTATATCTTGTCTAAAAGATTTTTCTTCTTTTAAACCCATACCTTTACGGACTGCATTCATTAGTCCCTCGGCATCTTTAAATCTTTTTGGTAAACCACTTGTAAATGCAATAAGGTCATTCTTTTCTGCAGCATCTCTCATTTTAGAAGCTGACATACCTTCTGCTCCATCGGCATCTGGGTCTCTTTCACCGGCACTTATAACATTTATACTATCAAATTCATAAAAACCATGAGGAGCTTTTTTACCATTTTGTTTATTTACAAGCTTTTCAAATTCTTTTACTCTATCATCACCAACAAATAATTCTAAATTTTTATATCCATCATCATAAGCAGTAACTAATGTATCCCAAATTGTTTTGACTTTTTTATCCATAAGAATATGTCTAGCATGCTTAGGCATAACCTTACGCATATATTTAATTTTAGTCTTCCAATCTAATGGGTTCTTTTTATTATCTGTGGTTTGGGTTGCATATACGCGATGATCGCCTGAACCCTTAGACATACTAACATCTAATAGCTTTTCATGGCCGATTGTGGGAGGATTAAAACGACCAAAATTTATGGTGACTGTTTTATCGGCCTCTTCTCTAAGATAATGCTCTTTAAATGTTTGTAATGCCATTAATCTGGGTGCTTTATTTTTTCAGCTTCTTTAATTGCTTGGTCAAATTGGTCAAGTGCAGCTGTCATTTTGTCATAAACATCCATATATAATCCAGAATTTCTACTCATACTTGGACCAACGTCTGCATCCATTTGGAATATAAAATCTGCGTGTTGTCTTAATTCAAATGCTGCTTTTTTAGTTCTTGAAACTTGTGTATACATTTGTTTTGGTGTCCAAAGGCCTTTAATAGGTCTTATCCTTTTAGCTTCATTAACATCTATATATGGTACAGGTCTATTGCCCATTTCTTGCAACGCCGCTTGTACATTTATTGCTGCCATTATTTTATCCTCGCTATTTTTTTCATTGCATCTTGCATTATTTTACCGTCATCGAAGTCAAGGTATACCGCAACGTGGTCTTTACGTTTCATCATACGAAACTTAACACCTTTACCTTCGGGTCCCCGCTTCATTAAACCCTTAACAGCTTTTTGAATTTCTTTAGCTGAATCAACATCTGTTTTAATAATTGCACGTGGTTTTTCAAGTTTAGTTGCTTTGTTACCAAGTACTCCAGCTAATTCATCAGGTAATTTAACATTAAATCTACCAACTTTAGCTTCACCCTTTTCAGGCTTAACATTTTTTCCAATCCATGCTGCAACTGCAGCTTTCATATCTGCGATTGATGTGTTATCTTTAACAATTAATACAGTATCGCTACCTACCACCAATGCATCATCGTCCATATATGGTTTGCCTGGGTCTCTTTTTAATTGTTTTTTAAAATCTTTGTAAATGAAATTCATAGTTGCTAGCTCATCGTGAGCGTTCCACCTATGATTATCTTGTGGTCTTGCTTCGTTTATTATTGTTTTTAATGATTTCATAGTTATTCGGACTCCCACCCTTTGATTATATTTTTGCTAAAGTTGTTATAACTGAATTCCATTCGGTCTACAATCTTAACAGCGCCGTTTGTTAAATGGTCAATAGCAACATATCCTTCGGCACCCGTTACTCTAAACCCATCTTTAGTCTTTATAAATGTATTTATACTATCCATGCTATCCAAATGTGCTAATAGTTTTTTCTTGGCCGCAACCAATTCATTTTGCATATCAAACATAGTAATTAAATTAGCTTTATTGTCATCATTAAACCATTCAAGTGCGGCAATCTTTGCTGCTTCCTTTTTGGCTTTACCAGCATCTGACTTTAATCTTTCTATTTCATTGTCAAATCTATTATGAATCCAACTAATTAATTCTTCAGCGTGTGCCGCCGTGTTGTTAATTTCACTTTGCGCTCTAACCTTCGTATTTCGAAAGGTATTAATAAAGAGATTAATATCCGTATTTGTAGATACGTCTTTAAGCGTGTTAGAGGCGATTTTTTGAAAGAGTTTTCCTGCATTTGATATGTGTTTCGTGATTTCATCTGTATCCTTTTTGGTTAATGTGGCTAAACCAGATATATCAGGAAAGTTAGCAGATTTTTGCCAAACTGTCCTAACGGTTTTAAATGCACCAATAGTTACACCAAAAGATGCATTCATAGTTTCAAAGGTTGAACCTGAATAATAAGTATGCCACACTACTCCAATTTTTGCTCGCTTTATATCTGCGGCAGCTTCAATGGGTACTGCATATACTATAGTGTTTGGGTGAAAAGTTACATACTTTTTCCCATCAATTGTTTGATTTTTTAAGTCTTTTTTAGTGAACATAATGTCACCTTGGTAGACTCCTTTTTTAATACCAAGCTTACTTAATTCTTGAAATGCTACTGTGAGTTTTGCTGCTAAGTCAC